CACTTAGTGTTAGAGCGTTACAGAGGCGGTCATCCGGTACCTCGAGCTCCGTCTTCGATATGACGGCAGCATAACAATATACACTAACATATTGGTATGCCCAGGGTTTTTCTCCCTTCTTTTAGCCTATTTTAATATTTTCTAACAATCAAACAGCAGGTCTTAGCTGTCTACATCCTTGCGGGTAGTGATTGAGAACTCTCAGCGGCAAGAGTTTTCCGTCCCTGTGATACGATTGTCCAGGTTTAGGGCACTTGAAGTTGGCCAGTGCAAGCCGGATTACCGCGTAATATGCCTATTTTTTTAGTATATGGGAGCCATGTACCCTTACAGCAATTTGACCATTGTAGAAATCTCTACTTTCTAATACCTTACGTTCAAATTGCTCTCGTGCCTCAATGTAACTGCATTCTGCCTTGCTATTACAATAGTATAGTATTTCTCTTGTGAAGTTTTCAATGCCTAAGTTTGCCACATCTTGATTTAATTCTGTATTACTTCCGTAATACGTTTTCCAATCACTTTCTATTTTGCCTCTGATTCGCTTTCGCTTTTTGTTGCCGTTTTTTAATTTTACTGTTTTATATGTAGTTTTGCTAAACTTTGCTAATTTTTTGCCAATATATTTCCTACCTGTGGTAGAATTCGTAATTAAGTATACGAATCCTACACAGGTCTCTGGAAGTTCTTCAACGTCTGTACCCTGATAGGTCCAGGTCATTGATTATGCTGCTGCCTTGGCCTCTTTACGAGCGTTCTTTTCAGCAGTGATTTCATTGCGGCGAGCCTTAACTAGCTTGCCAATCTCTGCCAATGCCTTGCGAGCACGAGTCCCTGCCGCAGCGTTACCGCCGGTAAATTTAGCATCTTCTTTGAGAAACTCATCAAATGCTGCTTGTAGATTTTCAACTGTCGATTCCATTTTTTAGTCCTTTTGGTCTTCCTCCAGGCATAACCCTGGGTTTTGCTTTTGCTCTCAACTCTTTGAGATGCTGTCTATGTGCTTTGGTGTTTTCTCGGTTTTCTTTATAACACTCTAATGCCAGCTGAGCCATTGCTTTTTCAAGTTTGATCATTGAATACAAACTGGTTCTAATTTGAGCAGTAGATTCTTTACCTCTATTCTCCATAAACACGTTATGATAGTTATGCAAAGTTACAAAGTGCTTTACATATTCTGAGTACAGCACCCTGTATTGATCAATTTTATCAGTTGACATAATCTAAACTGTTAGAATACGAAGTAAATCCATTTTCTTTGATAACCCTAAGCACACTATTCACACGCCCGATCAGTTCATCCTTATGACTGATCAAGTATATATTCTTATTTCGTTCCCTGGCCATCTTTTTTAGAACCGCTAGGGCACTTTCTACCCCTGCCGAGTCCATGCCAGCATCGACTAGTTCATCAATAAACAGCAGATTGATATGTTGATACAGTCCCTCCCATACATCACGAAAGGCAAAACTCATACTGAGAATCAATCTGTTGCGTTCGCCACGTGACAAATTATCAAAATCTAAGTCTTGTCCTAACTGTGTGATTTCCACAGTGAGGTCATTTTGGAACACAACAGTATGTGGTAATCCAAGTTTGTCGATATAATAACTTAATCGCTTGTTGAGATAGGACAAATTCTGATCAATAATACGTTTTCTAATAAAACTATCTTTATTTGTTAACAGTTTATGCAAGAATTCCTGATGATCCTTTAATCGAGTAAGATCATTAATAGTTTCCCATGCTATCTCTTGTATAGCAGTATTCTTTAATTCTTCAATTTGCTCATCATAGGGATTTAATTCCGATACCTTACCTTCTAAGGACTTGGTCAATTGATCTAAATTGTTCTTATGCCCTAGTGCTTCTGCTTCGGTGTCATAGAAAGGTTCGGGCCTGCGTCCTTGCTCGCCTATGTCTGATAGTTCTTGCAGAACATTATCATAGTTGGTTTGACAAGTGTCAAGATATACTACAGCATCTTCTAAATTTTTAGTTGCTGTTGTGGTCATTTCTTCGTGCTTGTGATCGTGAATATGCTGTTCGCAAGCAGGACATTTTTTATCTAGTAGTGATTCTAGTGCCTTACGGTATCGGTCAACCGCTTTTTCAGCCTGTGTTACTGCGGTTTCGTAGGTAGCCTTTTGCTTATTAAGGTCTCTGATCCTGTTAGAGTTTTCTAACCACTGCCTTAATGTAGCATGAAGCAGTAATTCGGCATCGATATCTACCGATTCTAAGCTGACAATGGCAGCACCTAGTCTTTCTATTTCTTCATTCTTCTTTTTTTCCCACGCAGAACTCTTAATTCCTAAACTGTCAATGCTTTTCTGAACATTCTCATTGGCAGATTTAATTGCTTCGATGCGAAATTGTTCGGCACTGATTAAATCTTTAGTTTCTTTGACACGAGTTTTTAGCAGTTCTGCCTTTTCACTCAGCAGTGTAATGCCTAGCAATTGCTCAATTACTTCTCTTTGGTCAGCGGCTCGCATGGCCAAGAATGGTTCTGTATAGGTATTCAGCGCAACCAGATGCTTGAACATGGTATGAGTCATGTCCAACATCTGTTCAATAGACTTTTGTGTTTCTCTACTGTCGCCTTGGCTTTCGTCCTCGCCTTGATTATCCATACTGATCTCTCGATCATCTATGTACAATCTTAGCAAATTGGGTTTACGCCCTCGTTCAATGCGATAGTTTAAACCATTCTTTTCAAATTCCACAGTGACCAACATGTTCTTACCGTTAATCTTATTGATTAAGTTTTCTTTACGGATATTGGTCAGTGCTTGCCCGTATAGGGCATAACTCAGTGCGTTGATAATTGTAGTCTTACCAGTACCGTTGCGTGATCCAGTATCATCCCCGCCCAGGTCTAAGTTACTGCCTAGTACCAGTGTAAGTGATTCTTGGTCAAAATTTACAGCCTGGGTTTGATTACCCACGCTCATAAAATTCTTTACGGTTAAGTTTTTAATGCGAAATGTCATAGATCGTTGTAGATATCCATTAGGATTTTTTTATCAAATTGGCCGCTGTCAATATTGACCAGTTGTTCGGCAACAATAGTATCAATACTTTCAAATTTAGTGTCGGGTGTGTCCTCGTAACTGCCTTCTAAGTTGCTTTTATCTTGAACTAGCCCAATTTCACGAATGTCATAGTCTTTAATAAAAGTTTCTTTGATGTAGTTGGCTTCTTCAAAACTGATATCAATGTCTAGATTGACACGCAGATACATTTTACTCAGCATGATCTCATCTTTGCGATCGATTAGTTCGCTGAGTTTAATAGTTCTAAACTTAGGAGCATCTGGCCAATTCTTGTATTCTGGATGCCCACCCCACTCCATTGTCATCATACCGCGGTCATCGTCCCACGCATCTGAGAAATTATGGGGAAAGGCATTACCAATGTACACAACATTTTGGTTGGTTTGGCGTTTGTGGAAGTGGCCGCTGAACACGTATTCGGGCCCGACAAAGTCTTCTGCTCGCAGTTCGCCGTGATCCGGCATCTGTACCATAGCGTTCATAAAGAATTTAGGCAGTTCAAAGTGTCCAAATACATAGCGGCTTTTGATATTCCGCATGGTCTTCCACTCGTCACCCACTAGCCAGGGAACCAGTGTAACATCGTCCAGTGTAGTAACACCTTCAACTACCGTTACTCCGGGAATGTGTCTGCCAAATATGCTGCTGTGAATATCTCGCTTGTCTTTATAGAACAGGTCGTGATTGCCCGGAAACCAGAAAAACTGTTCAAAGGCAGCACCCAGTTTCTCTAAACACCTAATACTGGTGTCTAGAGTATAAAGGTTCATGCTGTTTCTATTATGGCTCCAGTCGCCCAAGAAGATGGCTGTTTCGCAACCTGCTGCTTGAGCTTGTTCAATAAACCAATCTACAAAATCTTCACAATCTTGTAGATGAATTACGCTGTTAGATTTAGCACCAACATGAAGATCTGTGAAGCAAGCAACTTTTTTAAATAATGCCATTGTTATTCTCCTCTGCTATTTTAACAAACATATGAGGAGATGTCAATATTAAACTTCCTCTTCTGGTGATTCTTCTTCTATATTATCTTCACGTTTGGGCATACGAATAGTTTTATACAGTTCGGCTTGACGAGCAGTCTCTTCTGCGTATTCGTGTGCGTGTTGTCTAGTAGAACTTGGAGTTAGTCCGTTTTCTTCTAACATATCGTCACGGATATTTTGATTCTTTTTTTCAATATTCAACACACGAGTGAAAGAATTAGTCACAGCAGCAGTATAGTAAGCAAATGGGTTTTCACTTTTGCTTTCATCAAACTGTAGACCAATTTGGCTCAGTTGTAAAATAGCTTGTCCACGCATTTCGTCGATGTAAGTATAGCCACGCCAGTTGCTGCGTTGAGCATAGCGTTCGCTCAGTTTGATATACATACGACCTAGGCCTTCTGTGATACGCCCGTGATCCTTTTCAAAACGTCCTGTATCAACAGGGCCTTTCCAATGACTTTTGCCAACACAGATCAGTTGATCTTGGTCATCGTATTTCCAATGTTGGAATGGTGGGAAGTTTACTTTTTCGTGACCGTCGGCTGTGGTCTTAGTGGTTTTCTTTCTGCCCGGACTTAATGGGATATGATCAAAAGTCATTATGCGAATAACAACATCAATTTTATCAATGGTATTGGGGTCTTTAACACATTCTGCCAGTTTAATTTTCTTATCACCAGACGCTCTAGCTAGGTTAAATGCTTCTAATCCTAATCTTTTTGCACGATTTTTTTTAGCTTCTTCGATTACATATTGATCAATGTTGGTTAAGTTAGAAACAATAACGTCGTATTGATGATATTCTTTTTTAACAAAGCTAGAGTATGAGCATTTGCTTTTATGGATTTCTGCTAGAAGGTATCGGTTGTTTAGGTATTTTACTTTTCGTCCGGTATTTCCTGTGTCGATCGTCATATTTTTTATATTTTCCTTGTGATTTATAATAGCACAACAATGTGTTTATGTCAATACCACGGGTTATTAAGTTAGCAGTTTATTTAACGGTAAATATACAGTAAAGGAGTGGTTTATGGCTACCGGTGATGAAATTGTAGGTGTTATTGACAAGTTTGGCGGAAGATCACTAGGTGATGCTGCTAGGAATGTTCAAGGTATTGCCCGCGGTGCGCAGGCTTTAATTAATAAAGTTAAAGGAATAGGATTACCTACAGCCAAGGTCAATATTACCGGTGCTTCTGGAAAAGCACTGGGAACAGATATGCGGGTAAGAATCAAGGTCCCTAGTGATTATCTTGATTATGTCGGTGTGGGCGGGCTAGTGGATCCTTCTTTTTCTTTGTATAATTTAGGTGGAATAATTTTTCCATATACTCCTACAATATCATACGATAATAAAGCAGATTACGCAGCAGTAACTCCTACACATAGTAATTATACGCAGTATTTTTATAAAAATAGTTCTGTAACCGATATCAATATTATAGGAAGATTTACTGTTCAAAATGAAACAGATGCCTATGTATTATTATCAACAATTCATCTATTAAAAGCGTTAACTAAAATGAGAGCAGGTGGGGAGAATAACAGCGGAGCACCACCACCGGTCTGTAGATTATATGCTTACGGAGAACAAATGCTTGATCAAACTCCTATAGTTATTAAATCTTTTAGAATAGAATTACCAGAAGGAGTAGATTATTTTACCGTGAATAAAAACGGAAATAGTAACAAATCATCTGTCCCGACATTATGTACTATTACATTAGGTTGTGCTGTGGTATACAGTAGGAATGAAATTAAGAATTTTACAGTTCAAAATTGGTTAGCAACTGGAAGAACTAGAGGATATCTATAATGGCACTATATGATAATAATAGCCCCTATTTTAAGACTGATTATTCATTGGGATATTTAGATGTTCAAGTTTTTAGAGATATTCCTCAATCAACTGATGATGTATTGTTCACTGTGGGCAAGGAATATGAAAACAGGCCGGATCTATTGGCATACGACCTTTATCAAACAACCAGCCTTTGGTGGGTATTCGGTGTGAGAAATAAAAACATACTTCGAGATCCTGTTTTTGATATGGTAGCCGGAGTAAAAATTTATGTTCCTACACAAGCTACTATAACATCTGCCTTGGGAAATTAATATGTCTAGCGAGCCAATTTATGCCGAGGACGGGTCATTATCCAGTCTTCGACGCAATACCGAAACCGGTGATTTATATACCCCAGTAGGTGATAATGTTACTAGAAAAGTAACAGGCAAAAGTAATATTTTAAATATAGAATCTTCTGGAAAGGCCAATGTTCTCAACAGTTATAGGTCTTACACTTATAATTTTACATTGTCTGCTGTTAGTATTAAAAAAGCCAATGACCCTGAAAATTATAAAGCAAGTTCTAAAGATTTTGTAATTTTAAAATCAGGAGGTAAGGGCTCGCAAGGATTATCTAGCAATGTAACAGGCTCTCCAGTTTTTCGAACAGAAAAATCAACCAAGGTGAGGGATCAGGGATCTGAATATTATGACCCTAACGATACTATAACTATCACTAAACAAGTTCTTACAGGTTATGATAGACAATCGGCTCAAAAGTTAGTTAGTGATTTCAACAAACTTAGCCCTGGCCGATTTGACATGTATATCGACAATGTTGAAATTACAACTATCATGGCCCCTAGTAAAGCAGGCGGTCTTACATTACCTACCAATGTATCTTTTGACGTATTTGAGCCATACAGTATTAACGGATTTATTGAAGCATTACAGGTAACAGCGCAGGCAGCCGGTTATGATGTTTATTCTAATGCTAGCTTTTTATTAAAAGTAGATTTTATAGGTTATAAAGATAATGAAGATTTACCTTCGCCTAAATCTATTCCTAACACATCAAGATTTTTTTTAATTCGTTTTACAGGAATGAGCATTGAAGTAACTGAAAATGGAACCAAATATGCTTGTACCGCTGTGCCTTTCGCTGACAAAGGATTTGGCGAAGAAGGGAAATTACAAACTACTACATCAATGTCGGGCTCCAAAGTAGGGGAAACTTTAAGAAATTTCATGAAAGATTTAAACAATAAAATTAAAGATCCCAACTACGCCACCAACTCCGACGACACTGAATCTGATACCTACGAAATAAAATTTCCTAAATGGACTAACGAAACCGGATGGGATTTAAAAGATAACACCGAAAATGAAATTGCCAATGCCGATATGTCATATAGTCATACAGGCGGAGATTTAGTTAGGTTAGTTCGTCATGATGCCGCTAGCACCACTACTTCTCTTGCTGATGTATTGGGAACAAAGGAATCTGCTCCAACAATACAATTTAAAGAAGGTGATAATATACACGATATTATCACAGCTACTATAAGAGACAGCGCTTATGTTCAAAAAATATTAAAAGATATTAAAGTTGACGAATACGGAAAAATTAATTATTTCCTTATTAGGCTTCATGTTGAAAACAAGGACAAAATTAATTCACCAAAAGGAAGACCTTATCAAAAATTTACATATATAGTTACCGAACATAAGGTTCATTATACTTTTATCCCTACATATGCAACTAGCCAGGCTATTGATAAAAGCATATTAAAAACTCAGGTTTTAAGAGATTATAATTATCTTTATACAGGAAAGAACGTAGACATAACTGCTTTTAAATTGGATTATAATTATCTATATTTTGAAGCTATTCCCAGGGCGTTGGGTAGAAACAATGATACGGGGCTGTCTAACTCAGTTGTTAAAGATAATGCCATAGAAAGAAGAGGTACAAATCCTAAAGATCCGATAACCGGCCGAGCAGAAACTCAATCCGATTCAAGCCAAAATGCTGTTCAAGCAAATGGGATAATAAATGGTAACCAACCAAGTTCCGATCCTTACTTTGCTATGGCAAGAAATATGCACCTTGCATTGGTAAACTCTGTTAGCAGGGTAACTGGAGATTTAGATATTATCGGAGATCCTTTTTACCTTGTTACTGGTGGTGTTGGGAACTATAATCCTAAACCAAGTAAAACACAAGGAATTACTGAAGATAACGAAGCCGACAGATTTTATGGTCAAGTATTAATATCTTTAACATTTAGGAATCCAGTTGATATAAATGAAAAAACTGGGTTTCTCAAGTTTGAACTCAGTTCAGCAGATGCTAGCGGAGTCTTTATGGTTACAGAAGTTGCCAGTTCATTTAAAGATGGTCTTTTTAAACAGCGATTAAAACTGGTTAGGGTTCCTGGGCAATTGCCTGATAATATTAAGATTACCAAGCCTGAAGATACAAATATAAATGTACAGGATGCAGATAAAATATCTGCACCTGTGGCAGATGTTAAAATAAACTCGAAGTGATTAGCGGCATAATATTATGGATTTTGTAGACACTAGAACTAGATCAAAATTGGGCTCACCGGGCCCGTTTATTGGTATAATAACCAATAATTTAGATCCTACTTTTATGGGTAGATTAGAAGTGGGATTAATCAAGGGGTTATATCCTGATACCACAGATCAATCAAATACATATATTGTAAAATATCTCAGCCCTTTTTATGGAGTAACTTCGGACAAATACCAAGGTGCTAACAGTGATAAATTTGACGATGTTCAAAAAAGCTACGGCATGTGGATGGTCCCGCCCGATATAGGAACTAGAGTATTGGTTATATTCATTGACGGAGATCCTAATCAGGGCTATTGGATTGGTTGCATTATGGACCAATTTCAAAATCACATGGTTCCGGGCATTGCCGCCAGTGATACTGCATTTGTATCTCCGGAGCAAAAAAGACAATATACAGATGGTCCTTTGCCTGTAGGAGAATTTCTTAAATCTGCGCAGATTGAAAATGCTGGACCCAACGTTAATAAGTTTAAAAAACCATTACATCATCATTTTGCTGAACGGCTTAGAGATCAGGGATTGTTAGCTGATGATATTAGAGGAATAACATCTAGTTCAGCAAGGCGTGAAGCACCTAGCAAAGTATTTGGTATCAGCACCCCGGGTCCACTAGATCCCAATGGTAAAAAAGGCGATGTTGGTTATAAAGGACACACTGATTATCAGCCAGTTAGTCGACTAGGTGGAACTACATTTGTTATGGACGATGGTGACAAAAACGGCGACAACGAACTGGTAAGAATACGAACCAGGACCGGCCATCAAATACTATTACATAACACTCACGACTTAATTTACATTGCCAACAGTCGAGGAACAGCTTGGATCGAATTAACCAGCGATGGCAAGATCGACATTTATTCGCAAGATTCAATCAGTATACATTCCGAAACAGACTTTAATTTCAGAGCCGATCGAGATATTAATTTAGAAGCAGGTAGAAATGTAAACATATATTCAGCCGAAAGTTTTAATATCAATGCAGATAAAAATTATACAGTTATAGTAGGCGCCGATGGTAAGATTCAATTTAAAGGTAATTTAGATCAATCAGTAACTGGCAGTACAAAATTAAAATCAGATGCCGGATTTGATATTAAAGTAACTGGAGATGTTAAACAAACTGCTTCTGGTAATTTTAATATTGCGGCCGGTGCCAATAATAACTTTTCAGCCAACGGTAATACCAATATTTCTACTCAGGGGCAGCATTTAGAATCTGCCAAAGCAATCCATATGAACGGTCCTACGGCAGCCACCGCCATTCCTGCCGAATCGGCCACAGCACCTGATGCATTGTCTAAGTTTGTTCTTCCTAATACCAAATATGTAAAAGATGGTTGGACCAGCAAGGACGGATACAAAACAAGTGATTTACAGAGTATTATGCAACGTGTTCCTGTACATGAACCTTGGACACAGCACGAAACTAATACTAACAGGGTTAAGGTTAGCTCAACTGCAACTGATGTATTGACAGGAACAGCGAATAAAAAAGCCGAATAAATATTATCATGGCATACAAAACACTAGTAATTACTACACAAGAATCTATATATCAACAGGCCGAGAAACAGGATCATTTTTACAAGGGATTCAGTACTGTTGATACAACCAATGAGGGCAATAACCTTTATGATATTGAGTTAATTAAACAAGATATCATAAATCATTTTAATACCAAACGCGGTGAGCGTGTTATGAAACCGGAGTTTGGCAGTATCATTTGGGACCTAATTATGGAACCATTAACAGATGAAACCACAGAACTGCTTAAGAATGATATTAAAACAGTATGTACAGCAGATCCTAGAGTAACTCCTACCCAGATGGATTTAACTGAATACCAAGATGGTTACCTATTAGAACTAACATTACAGGTAGTTGGTACAGATCAATCGGCTAATATGCGGGTATCGTTTAACCGGGAAACTGGAACGGCGATTCAATAATATATCCAGTTTATTACATCAATAAATACGATATCTACTGTTAAAACTATGATCCCATCAACTAACACAAAACTACTAGTAAGCGAAGATTGGAAAAAAATATATCAATCTTTCAAAAATGCTGATTTCAAAAGCTATGATTTTGAAACCTTACGCAGAACAATGATTGCTTATCTTCAGGAAAATTATCCTGAAGATTTTAATGATTATATTGAAAGCAGCGAATATATTGCTCTAGTTGATCTTATTGCTTATCTTGGTCAGAATTTAAGTTTTCGTATTGATCTTAATGCTCGTGAAAACTTTTTAGAAACAGCTCAGCGACGTGATAGCATTTTACGATTGGCACAATTAGTTAGTTATGTTCCTACACGTAATACCCCTGCTTCTGGTTTTCTCAAGTTAAACTCGATTGCTACAACTGATAATGTATTTGATGGCGCGGGAAATAATTTAGCCAATACAACAGTTTTGTGGAACGACCCAACTAATTCAAATTGGTATCAGCAGTTTATTGGTATTATAAATTCTGCCATACCCGGTTCTTTTGTTTTTGGAAAACCTTACGATAGAAAAATAATTGATGGAATTTTAACAGAGCAATACAGACTATCAAGTACAAATAGTGATGTTCCAATTTATAGTTTTAATAAAAACATTAATGGGACCGCTATGAATTTTGAAATTGTTCCAGCAAGTTTTTCCGAAACAACATCGATATATGAAGAACCACCTCGTCCTGCTAATACATTTAGTTTCTTATATCGTAATGATAATCAAGGACCTAATAGTGCCAACACAGGATTCTTTGTTCACTTCCGTCAAGGTAATTTAAATAGGTCTACTTTTAGTTTAGATCGTCCTGTAGCCAATGAAATTATCGGAATAAATTCTACTAATATTAATAACTCAGATGTGTGGTTATGGCAGTTGGACGGTAATGGTGGGTATTCTACATTGTGGTCTCGTGTTCCTGATGTTGTTGGAAATAACATTATCTATAACAGCATTGATAAAAACGAAAGAAACATTTATAGTGTCACTTCGAGAGATCAAGATCAAATTGATTTAAATTTTGCCGACGGTAGTTTTGGCAATTTACCTAAGGGCCAATTTGTAATTTACTACAGACAAAGTAATGGACTTACCTATGTTATCAAGCCAGAACAGATGGGCGGCATAGTAGTTGAAATTCCTTATACAAACAAGCAAGGGCAAAGCCATTCATTAACATTGAATATGGGGCTGCGTTATACAGTTACCAACAGTGCTGCTACAGAAACCAATTCCAGTATTCAGAGCAAAGCACCACAGGCATTTTATACACAAAACAGAATGGTCACGGCTGAGGATTATAACATTGCTCCTCTTACATTGGGCAGTGATATATTAAAAGTTAAAAGTGTTAATAGGGTTAGCAGTGGGTTAAGTAAGTATTTTGATCTCAGTGATGTCAGCGGAAAATACAGTAAGACAAATATTTTTGCAGCAGATGGTATAATTTATAAGAATAATCATGAACAAATTTTTGAATTTAATGTTACCAACAAAAATGAAATATTGGCAATTTTAAAACAAAAACTAGAACCTATTGTTGCATCACCTGCTCTACGTTCATTCTATTTTGATCAATATGATAGGCCAAGTTTAAGCGGTTACGGAGTATGGCAATCACCGGTTATTGGTCAGCCGCGTGGATATTTCTTAGGGCAGTCTACTGAATTATCGGGGCCATTAAATGTTGGTTCGTCTACTTCGAACAATTTATCTTATATTACTACTGGTGCGTTAGTAAAATTCTCAGCACCCGCAGGAAAGTATTTTTCTTCTACCGGTAAATTAGTTTCTTATGCCGGTAACAATACCACTAATTATCTTTGGGCTAAAGTATTACAGGTAATCGGTAATGGATCTAATGATGGCCAAGGAGCATTGGATGACGGAACAGGTCCTATAATCTTAAGCAACTATGTTGATAGTGGTGCTATAGCAGTTGAAATTATTCCTAATTTTATCAATGTATTGAGCACTGCTTTTGAAAATGAATTGGTAAATTTATGCATTAATAAAAGAAATTTTGGATTGAGTTTTAATAAGCTAACACGGACTTGGAACATTGTTGTAGATACCAATATAGATCTAATAAATCCATTTAGTTTAATATATCAAGGAAATGTAGAAAACTCCAATAGAGATGCCAGTTGGTTAATAGCATTTACTTGGACCGGAAATAACTATAAAGTTAGATATAGAATAACAGATTATATTTTTGAAAGTGAAAAAGAAACTGCTTTCTTTATAGATAATGATTCTATAAATTATGATTTTGTTAGCGATACTGTTGTAAAAGATCAAGTTAATATATTATCTGTTAACACAATTAGCACCGGAACTACTGCTTTAAATAAAGATTATCGGTGGCAAATTGATGGATCTATCATTGAGCCAGATGGATACGTTGAGCCTAAGAAAGTTAGAGTAAGTTTTTACGATTATGATAATGCTGGACAAATAACAGATCCTGATTCATTTAACAATATTGTAGAACCTGCATCAACCTCGACTAATGTAAACGGAAATTTACATAATTTTGTTTATTTTAAAACTTCAGCTGATGGATTGAGATATCAATTACAAGATAGTAATTTGTTTACACCATTTCCGAATCCTGACGTGGTTGTGGGAACACCCGATGACGGCTCCCTTTATTATTTTTATGACCCTGACTACAATATTGTAAAAAGTTATTCAGTAGATCTTGCCGGGACATTAGATCCTTGGGTATATGAACCAGATTATTTCGCCTACCCCGGCAGATCCAATTTAAAATTCCATTACATTCATAATAGCGGGGAGGATCGTAGAATTGATCCTAGTAAGAGCAATATTATAGATGTGTATTTGTTGACAGCTTCGTACGACACTGCTTATAGATCCTGGTTAATAACCAAAACAGGAACAGAACCGATGGTGCCTACCAGTCAAAGTTTAGAACAAAATTACGGTGGAAAACTAGATTTAATTAAATCGATCAGCGACGAAATTGTTTTTCAGCCAGTAAAATATAAAGTATTGTTTGGCGATTTGGCAGATATTAATCTCCAGGCAAAATTTAAAGCAGTAAAAAATCCAGCGATTCCGATTAGTGATAATGAATTGAAAAGTCGCATATTGTCTGCTATACAAGTTTTCTTCAGTTTAGAAAATTGGGATTTTGGCCAGAGTTTTTATTTTAGTGAATTGGCAACTTATGTAATGAACACAATGACCCCGGACATTACCAACTTTGTTATTGTTCCTAAGTCTAACAATAATTTTGGAAGCCTATACGAAGTGGCCTGCTTAACAAATGAATTGTTTATTAATGGTGCTACAGCCAATGATATAGAAATAATTTCAGCAATTACAGCTAATCAATTAAAAACCAGTTCAATTGTAACCAATAGTGGAAATCAATAATGGCTGCCAAAGATATTAAATCAATTAATTTATTACCTGAATTTTTAAGAACTGAAAAAAATTCTAAATTCTTATCCAGTACACTTGATCAATTAATTAATCCTGCTCAACTAGAAAGAATAGATGGTTATATAGGATCTACAATCACTCCTAATTATGTTTCCACTAGCGATATCTATGTTGCTGAATCTTCACTTCTTCGTAGAAACTATCAATTAGAACCAGCCTGTGTTATTAAAGATAGCCTGGGAGCAGTCCGGGATGTAATAGGTATAGATGATCTTACCAACGAAATTCAGTTGAATGGCGGATATCCTGATAATTTTGATAGGCTTTATAGAAGTAATTTTTACTCATACGATCCGCACATTGATTGGGACAAATTTGTAAATTATCAAAACTATTATTGGTTGGTAAACGGTCCTGATAATGTGGTTATCAACAATACCGGGACACAGGTATTGAACGTTGAAAACGATATTCTTACAACATCAAGCTATACCTATAAAGGAATTGATTTATTAAATGGAATGAAGGTAAGATTTTTAGGAAATGTTTCTCCTGAGTCTTATCAAGGGCGAGATTTTTTTGTTGAGGGTGTTGGATCCGTAATTAAATTAGTACCTTATGACGATTTAAATTCTTCAGAAAACATTACAACTCTTTATATTGACCATTTTGATGCCGATCCTTTTGATGATTATCCTTTTGATGGCTACAAAAATCTTCCAGAAAATATTGAATATGTTACCATTAATCGAGCCAGTAGGGATTTAAATTCCTGGTCGAGATATAATCGTTGGGTACATAAAGATGTTATCCGTGTCAGTGCCGCAGCGTCTGACCAACAACCTGTGTATCCAGCTGATAAACGGGCAAGACGTCCTATTATTGAATTTAAAGCAGATTTAAAATTATACAACTATGGCAGTATAGGAATTCCTGATATTGATTTAATTGACACAGTAACCATTGATGCTTTTAACACAGTAGAAGGATCGGCAGGATATTATGTTGATGGAGTTTTATTAGAGCAGGGTCATAAAGTTATTTTCACTGCCGACAGTGATTCTACAGTTCGTGGTAAAATATATCAGGTTAATTATATTGTTATTCAAAATGCCACAAGATTAACTCTTGAAGAAATAGCAGTACCAACAGCAGGATCAGTAACCAGTGCCATTCTTGGCAACGATTATGCTGGTACTAGTTGGTGGTATAATGGCGATACATGGATATATGCTCAACAACATATAACTATAAATCAAGCACCATTATTTGACCTGTTTGATAATCAAGGACATAGTTATAGCGACATCACTTATTATAAAAGTGATTTTGCGGGAAATAAAATATTTGGATATGAGATAGGAACCATTTACGATCCTATTTTACAATTTAAAATAAAGTACAGAAATAGTGTAGGAACAGGTAGTTACCTATTCAAAAATTATTTCATGACTGATACAATTTCAATATCAGTTGATAGTCAAACTACTAAAATAATTTCTACAGGTATTACCTATTGTAAATTAGATAACGAGTATCTCAATGTTTGGTCAGCAGCCGATACATATCCTATCCCAACATTGGTATCTCCTGAAACCGGTGATACTTATTACGAACCTCCACTGGGACTAACTAACAATCCTTTAAACGGGTCAATTTCTAGTCTTACATTAAGTGAGATAGCAGACCACGTTAATAATAGTCAACGTAGATTAATTTCAAATATAAATCCGTTGGCCTTTGCTCAAATATTCATTGGTAAAAAAGAACACAATTTAATTGATGCATTGGATAAAGCAGCAGAGCAATATAATCAATACAAACTGGCCTTCTTAAGAAAGATAGCACAGATTGATAATCAGACTGATCCGGTCGCTGCTGTTGATCAAGTTCTTAACGAATTAAATGCCGACAAAGATACATTAAGTTCTTATTATCTATCTGATATGGCCCCGTATGGCACAGATAAGATTGTAAGAACTTGGACAGTTACTAATGGCAGAAATAAAATTTATCCAATTACTACTGATTATGATCCTTCTGTTTTATCAATGAGAGCAGTGTTGGTATATCTCAATGGATCACAATTAATCTGTGATAGTGAATATCAATTTGAAATTAATGATTCTAGCGTTAAAATACTAGTTGATTTGGCAGTAGGCGATACCATTGTTGTAAACGACTATACTAATACTGTTGGTAATTTTGTTCCGTCTACTCCTACAAAATTGGGATTATATCCAAAATACATTCCTAAAATTTTCAATGATAAAACTTATGTAGATCAAGACACAATGGTTATTCAAGGTCATGACGGTAGTCTAATGATTGCCTATAATGACTATAGAGATGATATTATTTTAGAATTTGAAAAACGTATTTTTAATAATATCAAGGCATCATATCGTAACGAACTATTAGATTATAATACCGTTATCCCCGGAGCGTTTAGGACCACTCAATATACCCAAGATGAAATAAAGGGTATAATTAACGGTGATTTTAACAATTGGGCAGGGATCTATGGTATAGAAATTACCAGTAATTCATCTTTCGATGATGGTAATCCTTACACATGGAATTATACCAATACCTATAATTCTACGGTAGACACTAACCTAACAGGTAGTTGGCGGGCAATTTACAAATATTTCTACGATACAGATCGTCCCCACACTGCTCCTTGGGAAATGTTAGGATTCACAATTGAGCCTAGTTGGTGGAACGATCTATATGGACCTGCTCCGTATACCAGTGGTAATAGTTTACTTTGGGAAGATTTAGCAGCAGGTAGAATCAACGGAGTAGTTAATCCTTTGTATGTACGCGAAGGATTATTAGATGTAATACCAGTTGATGAGTTTGGAGATCTATTAGATCCTACAGAATTAATTGTTCAATCTAACAGCATAACCCCTGGCAAAATTAGAAGTCTATGGGCGTTTAATCAGCAAGGGCCTGCTGAAACAGCATGGCGTCGCAGTAGTTATTGGCCATTTGTACTACAGAAAATGTTAGCATTAACCAAACCTGCTGACTATGCTGCATTATTATACGATCCTATTAGACTTACAAAAAACATTGCCGATCAATGGACTTACGGTAGCGATCATCAATTCCTAAGTCCCGATGTGGTTAAAATACACGGTGATAGTGGTGATCTAACAACTGGATATTCTGTATTTGTAAGTGAGGCAGGTAGACAAAGAAATGGAAACTATATACAAGAGTTAAAAAACGACCTTACGTATACTGATTTTAATTTATTTTATAAAGTTGGCGGATTCATTAGCAAAAATAAAATGCAAATTATCATTGATGCTATCGATCCAACCAGCTCAAGTTCGGGGGCAATATTACCGCCCGAAGATTATAACCTTATTTTAAACACTAGTAATCCGGTTAAAGTAACAGCAATTTCTGGTATTATTGTTCAAAAGTCTAATGGAAAGTTTGTGGTTAGGGGGTATGACAATTATAGGCCATACTTTAATGTCTATTCTGCAGTTCGCAATGCTACCACACCGACAATCACGGTAGGTGGAGTTTCTCAACCTTATGTTCTATGGAAGCCCAGTTCGTCTGGCGGCAGCACAGGATTAACTGATGTCGACACTACTACAGCACAATCGGCAACTTACGGAGTATTTTATCAACAGGGCCAAATAGTTTCATACGGTGATAGATTTTACAGAGTAAAAGTTAACCATAAGAGTGGAGATACTTTTAACCCTAATTATTTTCAATCATTGGCATCATTACCGATTGACGGTGGTGTCAGCGTTCAAACTGCTATCAGATATGATAAAACAGTGGTCCAAGTTCCTTATGGAACAGAGTTTAATAAAATTCAAGAAGTTTATGATCTTATTGTA